GATTCACCACTCTAATGAAGAAAATTGACTAACCCTTATATAATTTTTTAAAATATTATATAGCGAAAAATCCTACGAGGAATAAGACATGACGAGTATAAGCTTTAAAGATTATATCGAAGAACTCGAACTACCTTTAGAATTATGGAAAAATAAGATGGATGATTTATCTTCCCATAGTGAAGAGTGGTGCTCACTAGCTGAACGTTATATTGAAAGAGTTAGAAAAATTAATAAGCTAAAAAAAGAGAGACGAGTATGACCATGCCAATACCTATACCAATTAAAAATGATGGAGAGATTGAGAGAAACGAGGCAGAGTTTATAATGGACTCCACTCTTAAGGACAAACATAGAAGAGAGCCTACTATCTTGGCTTTCATAAATTCTTTCATGAGGTGTAAAAGTATTAAGCAAGCTTGTGATGAGTCAGGTATAAAATATTCTGTTGGTTATTCTTATCGTCATCGTAAAGACATTGCTAATTGTATAACTAAGCTCATTGGGCTTTCGGCTGTGAAGTATGGTTACGATGCGACTGAAGTGTTTGAGAGAGCCAAGGAGATAGCAGAGTTTGATCCTATTGAAGTAATGAATCCAGATGGTACTTATAAAAGTAATTTATATAATGTAAGTCCTGAGGCTCGTCGATGTATTAAAAAGATGAAGGTTAAAAATATATGGTCTAAAGAGAGTGACATAAATGGAGTCGAGACTAAAATTATTATTGGTGAGATGATAGAGTATGAGTTCCACGACAAGATGAAAGGTATTGAGCTTGCAGGTAAAGAGAAAGAGATGTTTAAAAATACTACGAAAGTTGAACACTCTGTTACTAAAGACATGGCTAATTTATTATTAGCTTCGGCTAAGAGAGCTGATGACCAAGTTAAAACTATTACACAAGCCGAGGTTATAGATGTTACTCCATAAAGGTATTAGACCTGAGTATGAGACTGAATTTGTAGTAGCTACTAAGAAACGTAAACTCTTTGATTATTTATTAGAGACTCTCCCTGACGGTACTAAACGTTATTGGAATCAGAGGATGCTTAATAGTGGATGCAATGAAGAGAACGAGGGACTTGTTAGAAGAGATGGACTTATATATTGTGAGAAGTGTGATGAGTGGTTTGATGAAAAACAATTTGCGGAGATAGAGTAATGGTTCATTACTTATATAAAAAAGCAGATGTAGAATATTTAGATACTCTTAATGAGGGTAACATTATTTTTATTGGTGATAATAAAAAGAAACGCTATTACTTGTCTCGTTACGGTGACATAATTAAATACTATGATTACAAAGGCACTGAGAAGGAAGCCGATATTGATGATGTATGGAGGAGAGCGAGATGAAGTGTATAATTTTAGGAGTGAATACTAAGAAGAGATGGAAAGGTAAACCATTAAGTGAAGTGGTTATCAGCCTTGCTAAGTTTGAAAGAGAAGCTACTAACATTGATCGACTTAAACCTTTAGCACTTAGAGAAGTATTTAAGAAGATTCAATTATCTTTTAATAGTGCTAAACTTAAATTCTTCAAAGGTAAAGAGCAAGTAACAAACCAAGAGTATGTTGATTTTGTTAATGTATGGATTAAAAAACGTAAGTTAAGTCTTGAGACAAGTGAACAAAGAATGAAGCGCAGGTTAGAAGTATGAAAGAGTATAAATACAAATGGGATAATCACCCTATAGAGCCATCTTGGTATGAGCCTGTGTTCTGGTTAATAGTGTTATCTATTTTCCTTATTGTAACTTGTGCTTTATGGTATGTAGTATTTAGAGCAATAGGGATAGTAGTTTAAAAACCCGACACAAAGGAGTCAATGGGTGAAAAAGATATTAGAAATATTAAATGAATTGCATAATAACAAAATAAATTTCTGTCTACAGAGTCGAACTGCTGAAAGCTATTACAATCTAAAAGTCAATACCCCTCAAGGTAAAGAACATTATTTTCATTCAAACAATTTACAAGAGATAGAAGAAGGTCTTACAATAATGTGGGAACACTTAATCGGTAGTACGATGACTGTCATAGAAACCTCTGCACCTTTAAGTGTTCCCATTCCTCCACCAATGCCACCACCACCTTTAGGATAATTTATGAGCGGAGTAACTCAAGAGCAAGCAGCACTATTTAAAAAGATGATTGATGAGAATAGATATGACTTTTGTAAGTTAGTCTATCTCATCTTTCCATTTGGAGAAGCTGAAACTGACTTAGAACACATGGCTCCTTATGAATGGCAAATGGAAGAGTGGCGTAAACTCTCCGATCATTTATCAAACATAGAAACTCGTTACGAAACTTATCGACTAATTATAAGCTCAGGTAACGGTGCTGCTAAAACTGCTTTCGGTGCAATGACTTTAATGATGTTGTTGTTCACTCAAAGATTGAAAGCAAGAGTAACTGCTAACACTGATCCGCAACTCTCTCAAATTATATGGCCGGAGTATGATTTATGGTTTAACAGAGCTAGGTTCGTTGATCACTTCTTTGAAAAGTTTGGAACAACTATTAAAGCCAAGAACCCTAAGTTCGCTAATAACTGGAAGATCGACAGGTTCACTTGGAATGAGCAAAACCCTTCTGCAGTATCAGGACTTCACAATAAAGGTGGAGCTTGTGTTTATGTATTTGAAGAGGGCGCAGGTATTCCTGCTAAGATATGGCAGTACGCTTCAGGTGCATTTACTGAGACAGAAACTATCAAGTTACATTTAGCTTTTGCTAACTCTGATGATCCTGAATCTAAATTTGAACAGAACATGACTTCACCAATTTGGAGGTCAAGAAGAATTGATACAAGAGAGTTATCACATATTGATCCGAAACAAATTGAAGCATGGCTTATTGACAGTGGAGGAGATGAGAACTCAGACGACTTCAGAGTCCGTGTAAGAGGTTTACCAAGAAAGTCAGCTAAAGACTCGATTATTAAATTAGAAGCAGTGGAGGCGGCTCTAGCGAGACGTAAGGACTTCGATAGAGCAAGTGTCTCACATTTCCCTGTCATTCTATCCTGTGACCCTGCTTGGACAGGTGGAGATGAGACAACAATCTGGTACAAGCAAGGACATTATAGTTGTCTACTTGAGCGTTATAAACTTAATAAGCAAATGGGAGAGACTCACCAGAATACTTATAACAAGCTTTGTTATTGGGAGAGACAGTTAGGTGCTGATTCGGTTCATATAGATCAAGGTGAAGGTACAGGTATTTTTACTCTTGCAATGAACGCTCAGAAATATCATTGGGTATTAGTTTCTTTTGCTAACTCTCCAACAGATCAACCTGATCCTAAAGAGTCTGAGTTCGGAAACATTAGAGCTATGATGTATTACAAATTACAAACTGCTTTATTCCAAGGTGGGGTACTTGATTCTAAAAACGAAGATTGGATTGAAGACATTAAGAAACAATTATGTTGGACCAAGGGAACTCGTCACAGAGTAACCCATAAGAAAATGGCTGAAGCTAAACAGGACATTAAAGATCGCGTTGGTAAGTCTCCTGATATTGCTGATGGTGCTGTACTTTTATTCGCACATGAGATTATTGATCGTCTTCCGCAAAATGAAGTCGGTGCTGATGGAACAGCTTTTAGTGTTGGTGAAGAAACTTTTAAAATGCCTGATCATAACATTGAAGATATTTATGGAGACGATGATGACTTATACGATTGAGAGGTATACTGCAATAACTAAAGAGCTTGCAGATTTCTTATTAGAAGTTCTACCTAAGATAAATGAAATGTTTGGGAATAAATTCGACTTTAGAAATGCTAAGTATAAACTTATGTTAACTAAAGGTATATTCTTGGTAGTTAAAAGAGACGATGAAATTAGAGGAATCATGATAGGAGCTAAAACAACTCACCCATTTGACACAAATGTTACATTATTGCAACAACAGCTATTCTACGTTAAACCTGACTCAGGGAGAGCTGTATATCATCTATTTAAGAAATTCATTGACATAGGAAAAACGGAAGCCGATCATATAATTACTATGTTGACAAGTCAAACCAACATAAAACCTGAGACTTTAGAGAATTTAGGTTTTGAAAAGTTGGAGATATTATATCGAATGGAGTGTTGAAAATGGGAAGTGCTAATCCTTTCAGTAACAATGATGAAGACAATGATGAAGACAATAGTAGTAACAATTTTTTCGGAGATATTTTAAATGCTGCTGTGAATGTTTCAACAGGTGGTCTAGTAGGTTTCAATGATGATGGGTTCGGAGCAGGTGTTGCAAGTAGTACTGCTGTAGAAGGACTTAAAGAAGTGACAGGAGCTAAGGCTGCTGAAGAAGCAAATGAAGAATCACGTAAACGCTTTGAAGAATCGAAAGCAAACGCAGAACAAAAGAGAAAAGATAATCAAGCTCTATCAGCTAGAGATGAATTACAGAAATCCCGTTCAGCAGGTAATGCAAGAGGAGGAGTTAAGTCGTCAGCCTCAAAAGGTAACTCTAGGTTTTCTGATCTAGGTACTGACGAACAAGACTTTCTAGGATTATGAAAAGTACAAAACAAAATTGCGAATTTTTAAGACACCAAGCTAAGAACACTTTTAATAATGTTCGTAGAGATTGGTGTGATCTTTTACGTTGGGGTTTACCTCATCGTTCATCATGGATTTTATCTCAGACTCAAGGTGAGAGAAAGAATCAACACATAGTTGATGCTACTCATGTTTTAGCACTTAGGTCTTTCGTTGCAGGTTTCTTAGAAGGTAACACTTCAGCTTCTCGTCCTTGGGCGCGTATAGGAACTAGAGACGGTGAGATGGATGAGAACTTTGAAAACAAAGAATGGCTTCAGCATTTTACAAATAGAGTAATGAATTATTTAGGTACTTCAAATTTCTATCATGCTGCAGGTACATTTTATTATGACTATGGAGTTGTCAACACAGGCGCACATTATTTTGAAGTGCTTGAGAATAACTTCCACGTTCATACTCTTATGCCCGGCTCTTACTATGTAATTAATGATTCATACGGTGAAGCTAAAGTTCTTGTAAGAGAATTTTCAATGAACGTTAAGTCTATTGTAGATTCATTCGGACTTCAAAAAGCTACTGGTCAAATTGAATGGAGTAATATTTCTCATGGTGTGAAGAAAGCATATCAAGATGGTAACTACTCAATGTGTATGGACATAGTTCATGTAGTTAAAGAGAATCCTGACTTCGATCCACAAGACCCTGACAACATCGAGAATAGAAGATGGTTAGAGCTTACTTATGAAACAGGCAGTTCTAATAAAGGTTCAGACTCAGGTAATCTTCAGACAGGTGATACAGCTCGTCTCGATGACAGTATCTTTTTAAAGAGATTCACTTCCAAGAGAAAACCTTTTGTAATTGGAAAGTCTACTAACTCTTCAGAGTATGGAGAGAAGGGACCAACTATAGATGCTCTTGGTTGTATTAAATCTCTTAACAAGAAAGCTATAGGTAAAGATCAAGCTCTTGAACAAATGCTAAGACCTACATTACAAGGTCCTGCCAGTTTAAGAAAAAGTTATATCAGTAATGCTCCAAACACTTTCATCCCTTTAGATGCAAGGTCAGTAGGTGCAGGACATAAGTTAGAATCAGTCTTCCAAATTAATCCTGCTATCGGTGCTGTGATTCAAGATGTAGAAGACTTAAGAGGTCAAGTAGATAAACTTTATTATGCTGACTTTCTTTTATACCTTTCTAAAAATCCTAAGACTCGTACTGCTACAGAAACTTCAGCCATTGTTGAAGAACAGCAACGAATCATTGGACCTAATTTACAGTCTCTAAATTCAACTTATAACGTTCCTGTTCTTGAGTGGGTAATGGATTATGTTTTATTTGAAGACCCTTTCTTAAGACCGCCACCAGAATCTTTAGCAGGTCAATCTCTGAAGCCTGAGTTCATCTCAGTTTTCGCTCAAGCTCAAAGAGCTGCAGATTTACCTTCTATTGATCGTTACGTTCAAGCTATGAGTAACGTTGCTCAACTTGATCCTAGAGTTTTAGATAAAATTAACTTAGATAAGTTTGCCGATCTTTATGAAGATCGTTTATACTTACCTTCAGGATTAAATAATCCGCAGAGTAAGGTGGACGCTATGAGAGAGCAAGCTCAAGCTCAAGCTGCTAAACAAAGAGAGTTAGAGCAAACGCTACCTGCAGTAGCAAAAGCAGCTAAAGATATGTCAGGATTACAGCAACAATAATAAAATAACTTGGAGGTTATTATGAAGTTTTTAATGGTTACAATTTTCGCATTATTT